TATGTTAAATACTACTATTCAACACACAGCCTAAGAGGAACCCATGACCAAGCTAACAAGGCAAAGAACCGACATAATCTTATCCAGCATTGCAGACGGGCATAGTATTGTTGACGTATGCGAGGCTACTGGCGTGTCCAGGACGGCGTTCTACCAGCGTTGCAAGAAGGATGAGGAGTTTGCAGCGGCTGTTAAGGAGGCGCAGCAGTATAGCGCTGAGAAGGCGCTAGAGGAGTTAGACACGCTGTATGGTGATGCGTTGCACGGCAGGAAGGATTACAATCCGAATGTGTTGCGTGACTATGCGCATCATGTGCGGTGGAAGGTAGGCAAGGTGTTGCCTGAGAAGTTTGGTGAGGCTAAGAACCGTACTGGCGTAGAGGTCAGTGATGGTACTGTGAGGATACTGTGGGAGAGTGATAGTGGCACAACCAGTTAAGATACCTTATAAGCCGAGGGCTTTACAGGCAGAGATGCACAATAGTTTGAAGCGGTGGAATGTGTTGGTAATGCACCGGCGCTTTGGAAAGACTGTATGGGCAGTTAATGAACTTATTAAGAAAGCCCTGACCTGTGAGTTGCCGAGACCGAGGGTTGCGTTTGTGGCACCTACGTTTACGCAGGCCAAACGAATTGCTTGGGATTATGTAAAGTTCTATGCGGGTGTGATACCAGGCGTTTCTTTTAATGAGACAGAACTGCGTGTGGACTTTCCTAATGGCGGCAGGCTGATGCTTTTGTCTGCTGAGAACCCTGATAGTTTGCGTGGTATTTATTTAGATATGTGCGCGTTCGATGAGTTTGGCATGCAGAATCCAAGGGTATGGGGGGAGGTTGTAAGACCGGCGCTGTCAGATAGAGAGGGTGCGGCTATATTTCTAGGTACACCGGCAGGGCATAATCATTTTTATGATTTGCTGGATACTGCCAGGACACAGATAGAAGAAGGTTCCGACCAGTGGTTCTATAAGATTGTTAAGGCTAGTGAGAGTGGGCTGGTAAAGCAGGAGGAGTTAAAGGCTGCGCAGGCGCAGATGACACCAGAACAATATGAACAGGAGTATGAGTGTTCGTTTACTGCTGCTATTATTGGCGCTTATTATGCGAAGCTGATAGCTGATGCGGATGATACTGAGAGGGTGACTAGAGTTCCTTATGACCCTATGTACCCTGTGCATACTGCTTGGGATTTAGGTATAAATGATTCCACAGCAATTTGGTTTGCGCAGATATTCCGTGGCGGTGCGGTTCATATTATTGATTATTATGAAAGTAGCGGGGTTGGCTTAGACCATTATGCGGATATTCTTAATCAGAAGGATTACAATTACGGCGACCATTTAGCACCGCATGACATTGAGGTCAGGGAGTTGGGGTCTGGTAAGTCTAGGTTAGAGACAGCTTATACTCTTGGCATCAAGTTCCGTGTGGTTCCTAAGATGAAAGTTGCTGATGGTATTAATGCGGCAAGGATGTTGATACCTAAATGTTATTTTGATAAGGATAAATGCCATGAAGGTTTAGAATACCTACGGCAGTACAGACAGGAATGGGATGAGAGGCGTAAAGTATTCCGTGACCATCCATTGCATGACTTTACTAGCCACGCGGCAGATGCCTTTAGATACTTGGCGGTTGGCCTGGAAAACAGAACCAACTACACGAAACCGCCACAGAATGTGGCACAGATGGACTACAACCCGTTTTCGTTATGAGTAAATCTATTGACGTAGAAGCTATCAAGTATTTGCTTGATTGGAGTGACTACCACGGTTGGTGGGGCGTTGAAGAAGTTGAACGCTGCATTAGGCCGCCTATGACCTTAGACCAGTACATGGTTCTAAGAGATAATTCTGGTATGCCTATATGTTTTGCGACCTGGGCGTTCCCTAATTACGGGCAGATTGTTGAGTATACTGATAGCCTTGAGTTTCCAGAAGGCGGTTATGACGGTGGTGGTACAGTTCCCTGGATAGTTGATTTCATTGCTATTGGTGGAAAGCGAAACATAGCTATAGGTTTCCGAAACCTTAAAAGTATGTTATCTAATAAAGGCTACAAAAATGCGTACTGGCTGCGCACTGAGACACAAAAACTTGGCTTTCATGTGTGGAATTAAGCATAAAGCACAGATATAGGAGAATAACATGGGCGGTGGATTACCCAGCTTTGTTCCAAAGTTTCTTAAAAAACCAATTGATAAAGCAACTAAGGCTACCCGTAAGGTAGCGGCAGAGGCTTTTGAGGAAGTTATTGAGAAGCCTATTAAGAAGATTGGTAAGGAAGGTTTCGATATTATTGCCGGAACGACCGATGAAGAACGCCGCGCAATGCTTTACGATAAGTACGCACCGGAACCGGAGGTGACACCCGAGGTAACGCCAGAGGTTGTGCCTGATGAAACAATCCTTGCGTCTACGTCGCGCCGCCGGACAAAGGGCAAGCGTTCTGGTGCTGGTGGCACTTTGATGGAAGGCTTTGGAGTGGCCTATGCCAAGCCAAGTTCTAAGTCACCGACAGGGAGTAGCACATAATGTCTTTCTTAAAACCCAAGGTATATGTCCCGCCAGCACCGGCAGCCCCTCCTCCACCAGCCCAGGCCGGTGAAGAAGATACGCAACGCGCAGCGGCATTGTCTGAAGAAGCGATTAAAAAGACACGCAAGCGCAAGGGTGCTGGTTCTACTATTGTAGCTGGTGCTTTAGGCGAACCCACTGGTGGCACTGGTGGTGGCACAAAACCTACGTTATTGGGGTAACACATGCAGGATTTCGTTAAAGGTCTAGTCAAGCGATACGAGTCATTAAGGTCTCGCAGAGATAACTGGGATACGCATTATCAGGAATTGGCTGATTATATGTTGCCCCGAAAAGCTGACATTGTTCGTAAGCGTTCCAGAGGCGAGAAGCGCATGGAACAGATTTTTGACGGTACTGCACTTCAGTCTGTTGACCTACTGGCCGCTAGTTTGCACGGGATGTTGACCAGCGGTTCTACACCTTGGTTCATGCTTGACATGAAAGACGGTGAGGTAGGCCGTGATGATGACGTTCGTGAGTGGCTACAAGACACTAGCCAGCGCATGATTCGCGCATTTAACCAGTCAAACTTTGAAAATGAAGTCCATGAGATGTATGTGGACTTGGTTGTCTTCGGCACTGGTTGCATGTTTGTCGAGATTGATGAGAAGTCACTGCGCTTTAGCACTCGCCACATCTCTGAGTTCTACGTTCAAGAGAACCAATATGGGATTGTAGACACTGTATTTAGACTATACCGACTACCGGCACGGCAAGCTGTGCAGCGTTTCGGTATTGATAACGTAACCGATTACATCCGCAAGATGTTTGAGAACAAGCCGGATGATGAGATTGATATCTTGCATGCTGTAGTGCCGCGCATCAACCGTGACCCTAACAAAAAAGACAACAAGAACATGCCGTTTGCATCGTTCTATATTGATATGAAAAGCAAAGGTCTGCTTTCCGAAAGCGGCTTCCAAGAGTTCCCGTATATTGTCCCACGATTTTTGAAGGCGACTGGTGAGACAATGGGGCGTTCCCCAGCAATGGTTGCGTTGCCTGATGTTAAGATGTTGAATCTTATGTCTAAAACAATCATTCAAGCTGCACAGAAACAAATAGACCCTCCCCTACTTGTTCCTGACGATGGTTTCCTCTTGCCTATTCGGACGCAGCCTGGGGGATTGAACTTCTTTAGAAGCGGTACACGCGACATGATTGTGCCGCTGAACACTGGGGCAAACATTCCGATTGGCCTGAGTATGGAAGAACAGAGACGCGGCGCTATCAGGTCTGCGTTTTATGTTGACCAGCTTCTTAGCGGTAACGCCCCAAACATGACAGCTACTGAAGTTGTGCAGCGCCAGGAAGAACGCATGCGGGTGATTGGCCCTGTGCTGGGAAGATTGATGAATGAGATGCTGCGGCCATTGATTGACCGCGTGTTTGCGTTGATGCTTCGCTCAGACATGCTGGCAACACCGCCGGAAATGTTGCAGGGAACTGATGTTGATATTGAATATGTGTCACCGCTTGCCCGTGCGCAGAAGTCTAGCAGTCTCAACAGCACCATGCAGGCGCTGGAAATACTTATGCCATTAGCACAGTCGCTTCCGGTTGGAGACCACATTGACCCTGATGGCTTGGTCAAGCACGTTACGGACTCCCTTGGCGTTCCAAAGAGTGCATTGAAATCGCAGCGTGAAGTAAACCAGGTGCGTGAAGAACGCGCAGCACAGCAACAGGCGCAGATGGAAGCCATGCAAGAACAACAGGAAATCCAGAATGTTGGCCAGCTTGCGCAAGCTTCCAGGATGGTTAGCAAGTGAACAAAGATATAGAACAGCTAAAGTTTATGTACAAAGAAGCCTTCAAGACTGAGGGCGGCAAAAAAGTCCTGACGGACTTAGAGGGGCGGTGTAACTACCGCGCTTCCAGCTATGTACCTGGCGATGCCAACGGTACAGCTTTTGAGGAAGGGAAACGTGCTGTTATCCTTCATATCCACAATATGATGAAAGAGGAGTAATTATGTCACTAGAGAACACCGAACAGGTAGCCCAGCCAGAAGCTGCGCCAATGATGGAAACCCCATCAGAGGTGGCATCAGGCGGGTCTGGTAACGAGTTTCTAAACATGATACCAGAAGAACTAAGAGACCATCCTAGCATTTCGCCCATCAAGGATGTTGAGAACCTAGCCCGTTCTTATGTAAATGCACAGAGATTGATTGGCACTGACAAGATTCCGATGCCAAGCAACCCTACAGAGGAAGATTTAGACCGCATTTACGAACGTCTTGGCCGTCCATCAACGCCAGAGGACTACGGTATTTCACCAGATGGTTCTGTGGTTACAGAAGAAGTAGCCAAAGAATACTCTGATATTGCGCACAAGCTGCGCCTTACGCCAGACCAAGCGCAAGGTATTCTGGAATATTACCGTGGTACGGTAGAACAGTCAGGTGCTGCAACGCTTGAGATGGCGGAGATTGCGCGAGAGGAAACCGTGTCTTCTTTGAAGCAAGAGTGGGGCCGTGCCTTTGAACAGAAGGTGGATGCCGCAGCGCGTGTTGCACAAGAATTTGGCAACGCGGAGATGTTTGACATCACTTTGCAAGATGGTTCCAAGCTTGGCGATAACCCTGAGTTTATTAAAGCATTTGCAAAAATCGCTGAGTTCAGGCAATCTGTGACAAGTGAAGACACTGTTGCAGATATGTCACAGTCAAATGTAATGACACCAGCTGACGCAAAAGCTGAAATTGATGCCATTATGAATGACAAGGGACACCCATACTGGGACAGAAAGAATTTAGTCGGTCGCCAACAGGCGGTTGAAAGAGTACAAGAGTTATGGGGCATGGTGCATGGATGAGTTAGATAGACTCAATGTACGCCTCGATTGTTTACGGATTGCTGTAGAGTGCGGCTCACAGCGAGATGTAATGAATCCTAACGCACTCGCAGAGAATTATTATGAGTGGGTTATGCAGGGTAGCAAGGCAACTTGTCCTGGCGACAGTCGGAAAGACGATGGCCCTAAGTCGGCTAAAAAGACCAGGAGTGTCCGGAGTGACGGGTAGCACACCGCAAAGTTCAAATGTAAATGTGTAACTAAAAGGAGGACGCTATGTCCACACAAGTAACCACAGCATTTGTACAACAGTATTCTGCAAACGTGCAGATGCTATCACAGCAGATGGGTTCCCGTCTGCGTGATGCGGTTCGCGTAGAAACTGTTGTCGGAAAAGATGCTTTCTTAGACCAAATCGGTGTTGCTACAGCACAGCTTCGTACTACTCGCCACGCTGATACACCACAAATCGACACACCACACTCACGTCGGCGTTTGACTTTGGCTGACTATGAGTATGCTGACCTTATTGATGACCAGGATAAGGTTCGCATGTTGATTGACCCGACTTCTTCATACGCAATGGCAAGTGCCGCTGCTATGGGTCGTGCAATGGATGATGTAATCATCACCGCTGCGCTGGGTACAGCTGCAACAGGTGTTGCCGGTGCAGGCACAGCTACCATCACAAACTCAATTCCAGATGGTAACACTAACCTGACACTTGCAAAGCTTCGTGAAGCCAAGCAGTTGTTGGATGCCGGTGATGTTGACCCATCACTTCAGCGTTACTTAGCTTGTGGCCCAAGCCAGATTCAGTCTCTGCTTGCTGACACAACCGTAACATCAGCTGACTTCAACACAGTCAAGGCGCTGGTACAGGGTGACTTGGATACCTTCATGGGCTTCAAGTTCATCATGACCAATCGTTTGGCAACCTCTGATGGTTCAGAGACAGACGATGTTCGTGATTGTTTTGCATGGGCAGAAGACGGTATCACTCTGGGTATTGGTAAAGACATCACTGCCCGTGTTGATGAGCGTGCTGACAAGGGTTACGCAACCCAGGTCTACTACTGCATGTCAATCGGTGCGGTTCGGATGGAAGAAGCAAAGGTTGTTAAAATCCTTTGTGACGAATCTCCAGACTAAGACTAACGGGGTGGCACGGGATTCTGTGCTGCCCCATTCATCATTTCTGTGGAGGGAAGCATGATGAAGCCATGTGGTGATTTTAGGTGGGACTTAGAGGTAGGCCAGATAGCCGAGCAATGGTTAGGCGATATACTCAGCGGTAACACCATAGAGGTGAAAAGAGATTTTGCAGCTTCACGGACAGGGAATGTGTTTGTGGAGTTTTTTTGTAGGAACAAGCCTAGTGGCCTAGCAACAACACAGGCAACACATTGGGCGTTCGTACTTGACGATGAAACTGTGGTACTATTACCAACAGAGAAGTTAAAGGTCATAGCTAGAGAAGCGTATAGAAAACGTGGCCCTGTTATTGGCGGAGAAAAGAACTTGAGTAAGGGTGTCTTGATTAGTGTTGAAAGGTTGGTAAATCATGCCATCAGTTGTTGATATTTGTAACGAGTCACTAGACTTGCTTGGTGCTGCCACCATTACATCTCTTACTCAAAACTCCAAGGAAGCTAGACTTTGCAACCGCAACTTTGAACCTGTGCGTGATGCAGTGTTTCGCGCGCACCCCTGGAACGTAGCCATCACCCGCGCGTCATTGGCGCAAGACTCAGCCACCCCGCCATTCGGGTTTACCTACCAGTATACTTTACCGACTAACCCGTTCTGCTTGCGTGTTCTGTCGTTCTGGGACTCGACAATCAACAATGAGATTGCAGCATACGACAGCAACACGATGTACAAGATTGAAGGCCGCAAGATATTATCTAATGAAAGCACATGCAGCATTATCTACTTAGGTAGAGTTGAGGACACCGAGTTGTATGATTCCCTGCTTACATCTGCGCTGGCACACCGCCTAGCTGCTAAAATTGCCTACGCTATTACAGGTAGTTCAACAATTGCCCAAAGCATGCAGGGTCTTTACGAGTTGCGTCTGCGTGAAGCAAAGTCTGTTGATGCTATGGAAGGTTATCCAGAACAGCCATTGGCCGACACATACATTAACATTAGGTACTAAGCATGGCCCGTGTATCCAGTATTATCACCAACTTCCGCGCTGGTGAAATATCGCCAAAGCTTGAAGGCCGTATTGACTTGCAAAAGTACAATGAGGCTGCGCAAACACTTAACAATATGTTGGTGTATCCTTCCGGTGGTGTGACACGCAGACCAGGAACTTACTTTGCCGGACGCACAAAAGACGGTGGGAAAGTCAGACTAATTGATTTTGAGTTCAGTGATGAGCAGGCATATGTGCTTGAGTTCGGCGCTAACTACATACGCTTCTATAAAGACGGTGGATTGCTTACATCTGCTTCACAAGCTATCATCGCAGTTACACAGTCAAACCCTGTCGCAGTAACCATTGCTTCACACGGATACACAACAAATCACAGAATATTCATTACCAATGTCTCTGGCATGACTGAATTGAATAATCGTGAATTTGAAACTGTCCAATATTATGAGGTTGGTATCACCGCGTTGTCAGACCCTTACCTAGCAGGGGAAACAATCACAGGTGGCACATCTGGTGCGACAGGTACATATGTTTCTGATGATGGCACAACGATGTTATTGGAGTCTGTTTCTGGGTCTTTCGTATCTGGTGAAACACTGACGGGCGGCACATCTACTGAGACCTCCACCTCTACTAGCGTGTCTTCTGTGTCAGACCAGTTTGGTCTTCTTGGCGTGGACGGCACAGGCTTTGATGCCTATGTTAGCGGCGGTGCTGCGTCTGATATTGTCGAGGTCACAACAACGTACTCAGTCACAGATGTATTTGAGATTAACCACGCGCAGTCAGCTGACGTTGTTTATCTGGCGCACAAAGACCACGCACCAGCCAAGCTAACACGCACTACAGCAACCTCCTTCACATTAGAGGACATTGATTTTACTGATGGCCCTTATCTTGACGAGAACATCACTGACATTACGCTGTATGCCTCTGCCGACACGGGTACGGTAACTATAACCGCGTCAGCCTCTTTGTTTACAAGTGCAGACGTAGGCAGGCTGGTTCGCTTCAGAGAAGTCTTAGAAATCCAGTATGATGAGTGGGAGGCCGACAAAAGCTACGCCAACAATGCCTTTGTTAGATTTAACGGTCATGTGTACAAGCATGTGACAGGTTCTACCCAAACATCTGGAAACACGCCGCCTGTGCATCTTGAGGGGCAGGAGGCTTATGGTGCCTTGACCTGGGAATATAGGCACGATGATACCGGCTATGCAAAAATTACAGCGTTCACGAATGACACGACAGTAACCGCTACGGTAAAGGTGGACGATGGCGGTATATCCGTATTGCCTCACAATGTTGTTGGGTCTGGCAATGCGACAAAGCTTTGGTCATTAGGTGCGTTTAACGGAGACCAAGGCTTTCCAAAAGCGCTGGGGTTCTATGAACAGCGTCTGTATTTTGCTGGCACTACAGGCAAGCCGCAAACTGTATTTGGTTCGGTTAGTGCCGACTTTGAGAATCACACACCAGGCACATTGGATGACGCGGCGGTAAACCTAACAATTGCTTCTGATAAAGTTAATGTAATCAGACACTTGCTTCCGGCACGTTTCCTGCAAATCCTGACAACCAGTGCTGAGTTTACTTTGTCAGGTGGCACAGGTTCAACGCCAGTTACGCCAACAAATGTCAATGTGCTGCGTGAAACCACATTTGGGTGTTCAGAGGTTCGTCCGTTACGCGCTGGTAACAGCACAATCCTTATTCAGAAAGGCCAGGAGAAGGTTAAGGAAATTACCTTTGACCTGGACACAGATGGATTGCTTGGCATTGATTTGACTATTTTGGCAGACCATATACCTCGCGGTGGCTTGGTGGACATGGTTTGGCAACAGGAACCAGAGCTTATTATCTGGTTTGTGCATAGTGATGGCCGGTTGATTGGCCTGACGTATGACCGCGCAAACGCGGCTGTTGGCTGGCATGACCACGATATTGGCGGTGATGGTTTTGTTGAGAGTATAACCGCTATACCAAGCGGCGCGGAAGACACTGTGTATCTATCCGTTAAGCGTACAATTGATGGGCAGACTGTTCGGCACATTGAGTACATTAAGCCAATCGAGTTTGGCAGTGACGTAGAAGATGCGTTTTTCTTAGACAGTGGCCTTACATATGATGGGGCAGATACGCTTACCATTAGCGGATTGAACCACCTTGAAGGCGAGATTGTTTCCGTGTTGGCCGATGGCGCAGCACATGCAGACAAGACAGTAACGAATGGCAGAATCGCTTTGGACAGGCTGTCCTCCAAGGTTCACATTGGCTATGGTTACACATCTACTGTCGAAACATTGCGGCTAGAGGCCGGTGCTGATGACGGTGTTTCCCAAGGCAAGATTAAACGTATTCACGGTGTGACTGCACGGTTTTTTAATACTGTCGGCGCTGAGTTAGGGCCGGACTTAAACAACCTAGACAGACTGCCGTTCAGGGATAGTAGCATGGCTATGAGCCAAGCGGTTCCCTTGTTCACTGGTGATAAAGAAATCTATTTCCCTTCTGGGTATGAGACAGACGCTAGGGTTATTGTGCGCCAATCACAGCCCTTGCCCATGACTGTCTTGGCTATTATGCGGAGGTCAAACACATTTGATGCTTAGAATTGTGCCATTCAATTCCAGTCTTATTAACAGCATTGAGACTGACTTTGACTTCCCAGAAAGCATGAGGGCTGCGTTTGATAACGGGCAGCAAGTTGTAGGCTATGCGATTATGGGTGACAAGGATGTTGTTGCTGTTGGTGGCATACATGAAATGTGGCCTGGTGTTGGCGAGGGTTGGGTTGTTTTGTCTAAGCATGCACCAAAATGGAAGCTGTCACTAGCTAGGTATGCTAAGACACTGTTTAGTAGTATACTGGCAACAACGAGTTTACATCGTGTGCAAGCTAGTATTCACATGGGCGACCCAGAGGCAATTAGGTTTGCTAGATGGATGGGATTTGAAGATGAGGGTATTATGTATAAGTTTGGGCCAGACGGTAGTGACTATTACCGCATGGCAAAGGTGGTGTAATGATTGAACTAGCTGCTGCTGCTGCCGTTGGTGGCGGTATTATGGGCTACAAAGGCAATCAAGCCGCAGCTAAAGCTGCCAAGCAAACCGCTGAGTTTAATGCGCAAGTTGCAGAGAATGAAGCTGTTGTACTGCGCCGCCGTAAGGTTTCCGAAGAAGCAAATATGCGTGACCAATCCAAGAGGATTATTGCATCTGCAAATGTTGCGACTGCTGCCTCTGGTATACAGATGTCAGGAAACGCACTGCAAGCCGCCGCTGATTCATATTTCAACACTGGAATGGACGCGTTAAAAATACAATACGCTGGTGACATAGAGCAAACAGCAAAAGCATCTGAAGCTGCACTGGCTAGGGCTGAAGGTCGCGCTAGGGCAACTGGCCTCAAAATGGCATCATATCAATCATTGTTAGCTGGTGGTTCTAAAGCTGCCAGCCTTATGGCGTGAGGTTAATAAATGCCTAAGATTCCAGTATACGAACAAGAAGTTGAAATGGCCGCTGGTTCACTAGGGCCACGGGCAAACTCTGGCGCGTTTGAAACGCCTGGTCGTTCCTTAGCAAACCTTGGCCAACAAGTCACAGATACTGCATATCAGTTTGGTATGATGGAAAAAGAGAAACAGGTCAAAGACAAAGACGCTGAGAACAGTGAAAAAATTGCGCGTGATTTGAGCGCTATTGAGAACGACCCGATATACACAACGGCATCTGACGCTAAAACTGCTGTTGACTTATACAAGACCAAAGCGCTTGCCGATATTGACGCGCTGGATATGACCAGAAACCAAAAGCGTGAACTTAGATTATCGGCAGCAAAAAGCATTGCAATGTTTAGCCTTCAAGCCGAACAAAAAGCGTTTAACAGAGGTTTGCAAGAAAGCGGCAAGAATGCCAACGCCCTCATAGCTAGTAAGCTAGATATGATTAACAACCTTTCGCCTGGTGATGCTAGGGTCGAAATGCTGCAAGCGGATATAGACAAGTACAGGAAGGACGCTGAGAATAACGGATACGCTGGGTATTTAGAGAAATCATACCAAAGCAGGATAGGCACATCTGATGAAATGGCTATGCGCTTGGCTTCTGGGGTTCTTGCAGATGAGGACGTAACTGAAGACCAAGTGGACAAGCATATTTCCGAGTTGGGCAGAAGTTTTGAAAACGCTGAGATAAGTGAAACAAAGTACCGCACTGCCAGAAAAATACTAGAGTCAAAGAAAAAAGCTATTAAGGCGTTAAACGAAGCTGCTGACCCAAGTGGGTTAAAAGACTTTATCATCAAAAGGGACGATATTCTTTTTTCTGACAGAACCACTTACACCGATGTTGACACTTTAAGGGAAGATATAGAAAGCGGTAGGGGGGATTTTGCTGATGTTCCAAAGGAAAAACGCCGCACATTGCTTGTTCCTGTTGTCGCTGAATTGAACAGAAGAAAAGCTGAAGAAGCTGGGGTTTTGTCTCAAACAATTGAGTTTAATGCTGACATAACAGCCAGAACAGGAGTGATACCTCCTGGACAAAGTGAAGCCCTAGCAAAAATGCAGGAGCTTAATCCAGTAAAAGCACTTGAATTAGAGAGGGCGGTAGCGGCTGGTGGTATTGCCGCTGAGTACGTTGCTAATATGCAGCTAGCTTCTTCTGAAGATTGGGCAAACAGCATCGCTGACCTTCAATCAGAGTACAATATGGCTGTCGCTAGAAAAGATAAGCCTGGTGCTTTAGCATTAAAAGATGCTTTGAAGCTAGCGCGAAAAGCTAACGCAGACAGAATTGCGGAAATCAAAGAAAACCCAAGGAAGTATTGGAATACAAACGCAAAGCAAGCCGCTGGGGTTCCAACAGACATCCGTGGCGCGGCTGCGTCTTCTGCTGAGTATGTAGAATGGGTGCGCAGCACAGGGTTGATAGAAGAAGGAAAAATAACTGTTTTTACGCCTGAGCAATCAGAGTCAATCAAAGAACGGCTGGTTGGGCTATCACCTGTCGGCAAACGGGCTTTATATGATGAAACAAAACAAAGCATGCCAGG